CAGGCTCAGCCGTTAACGAAACAGCCCTAAACACCTCATACACCCCCATAACGCCCCTCCTTACTTAGTCACCTTAACAAAGGACCCCAGCCGCGTAATATTGCCGGCGACATAAATCTCACTTAAATACCGGACGATATTATCCTGCATCTCCGTTATGTCATCCCGAATAAGCCGCACAATCATACCTTTAGGGAAATTCAGCTTCATTGCCTTAAAATTGCCTGCCACCATGTAAGCCTTTCCCGCATCGGCTGAGCTGTACGCCGGAAGCTCTTTCGAGAAAACAACCGGATAACCGCCCACGGTAAAGGCCGGACGCCCTGTTATATTGTCCGAAACCTGTTTCCAAATCGGATGTCCGTCGGTGCCTGTCAAGCCCATTACATCGTTATAGAAGGTCTCTCTGTGCATAACCAGGGTTACATTATCCTCAACACCATCATCAAGCTTGGCGACGGCCTGGTTTGCAGTGTTAAAGTTCAACTTATGACCGGCCAGCGTTGACACAAACTGGGCATTAGTATTCGTCAGGATGCCGTGTATCCCTTCCTTAGCCGCCTGGCCGCCAATTAGTATCTTTCTGTCAATCACGCGCCTTAGCGCATCCGGCAACTCGGCCATCAACCAATCCCAAAACGCTGATATGCTGTCTTCCTCAAACTTCCTGGTCGTTCTCAAAATCTCTGAAACAAACTGCGGATTCATCATAACGCTCAGCAGCTCAATGTCTTTTTCTTTTTTGCTTTCGCCGGTTTCGTCGTGCAGCTCCGGATCCGACTTTTTGCCCACAACAGGATACTCGGTAATACCTTTGATGCTTATTGTGTCGCAAAGGTTGATCAAGCGTCCGCCTGTCATCAACGTATCCTCGATCTTATTCGCCAGAGTTTTCGGCACCAATATGCCACCTTCGGCCTGGCCCTGAGTGTTAAGCAAAGCCCTGGCCTCCGAGCCATCACCAGTCTTCACATATTTCGCCCAGGCAAGCTCATAGCTCCTGGATTCCAAAATATTCTCGTCCATGTCCTTTGTCCTTTCCACTACCCTCGATGTGGTTAAATTCGTCAGCAATCCGATCTGTCTTTCCTCAGCGGCCTTAAGATCATCACGAGCCTGAGCCGCATCGTTATATTCAGTCTGCAACCCGTCCCTCTTTTCCACCTTAGCCCTCAAGCCGGTTATAACCTCCTCCCGCTTTTCCACCGTTATCTCCTCGCTGCGGGCCTCTGTCTCACCCACTGAGATCTCAGTATTAAGCGCATCCATCTCCGCCTTGATCTCGTTCGCTCTCTTTTCCGCTTCCTTCCAATGTAAATATCTCTTACTCATGCTATTTGCCTCCCAAAATTTGATTTAGTTTTTGTATCTGTCTTTCAAAAAGCTGTCTTTGCCTATACACCAATTCCTCACTGCGGGCTGATATAGTAGTATCCTCGTACGCCGGCAACGTCACCGCCGACACATCGAAAAACCTGCCAAACTCGGTTATTTCCCTTAAATCCAGCTCGTCGCTGCCGTCCTCAACAAAAGTCCACTTAGATTTCTTAACCACCGCCTGAAAGCTCATCTGTGTGACCAAGCCATCCTTTATCAGCTTAAAAACATCCCGGCCAATCGATGTATCAACAATCCCGGCCGCCACCTTTAATCCGATAGAGTCAACCGAAAGCTGTAAGCTTTGGTTAGTAGTCCGTGCCAGCACGCTGTCAAAGGAATGATTAAAATTAAAAACGACATTGTTCAGCTCCGCGCCGTCCAATGCCGTTCTCGCTATCTTTTCCCGCCAGCCCCATTTGCCGCCGATCACCGTTTCCCTGTCGAATTTCAACGCGTAGCCCTCGACCTTCATGTCTTCCTCTTCGCTGGCCCGCATTATCATATCCACATACCTAACTATCCTCTGCTCCGTCTCCATCCTCTTCCTCACCCCCTTCCTTTATTTTCTTGGCAACCCTTACATTTTTGGTAAAGTTCTTATTATCCATAAGCTCATCACCCCCCGCCACCGGCGGAAGCCGGAACGCCAGCCGTCTAATATCATTCTGCGTAAAAAACATAGCCCCCAGGTACAGATTAGAAAGCAAATCTTTTGTAGCTATATATTCAAAAGGGTAATTCTCAAGTCTTCATAATAGCATTGATATATAGCGGGTTTCACACACTTAAAATCTATAATATTTTCCTCACTACAGCAACAACTACAGCAATTTGTCAGCATTACCATTAATCGTTGTTATCTTCGCCCTTGTCCGAATCAAAAAGCATAGTTAGTTTTTCCATATTGCTACGCTTATGGTCTGCCATAGCATGAGAGTACACATTAAGCGTCATTGATACGTCCGAATGTCCTAAAATATCGGCTAGTGTTCTAATGTCAAAACCACTTTCAATGCAACGAGTAGCAAAAGTATGTCTCAGTGCGTGAAATTTTATATGCTTTACCTCAGCTTTAGCAAGCAACCTATTCAACGTATCTCTCATTGTTGTATGTTCGGGAACAGTTCCGTATCTCGTTAGAAATAGGTAGCCGTCATCTTTCCAAACTGTAGATCCTAATGACTTCCAATGTGACCGCATAACCTCAACTGTTGCGTTCCTTTCTTCAATGTATTTATCAAGTAGCTTTACAATCCTGTCGTTTAAAGGAATCACTCTTTTACCTTTAGCTGTTTTGGGTTCACTTTCGATAATTTCAGTTTTACCCGTTCCTGAAATTTGCACTGTACTCCTTGAACGTCTTACACGCAATTCCTTTTTTGCTAAATCAATATCTTCAAGTTTAAGCGCAACAAGTTCACCGAGCCTTAACCCTGTATACAAGTCAAGCAATATAGCAAAAGATATGCTGCTTGTACTATCCATTACTGATCCTTCAAGTTTCTTCTGCTCTTCCCTTGTTAGCATTGAAACATCCTTTCTTACCTTCCGAGGCATCTTAATTTTTTTTGCCGGATTTATAGAAATCAAATTATTATCTTCTGCCTGTCTTAACGCACTTGAAATAATCATTTTCATGCTGTGCAGCACAGACGTCGACAATCCACCTTCTTTTCCGTCAATCCGGCCGCCTGTTCCTTTTTCGTTGATGAATTTCTGCAACATATCAGTCCTGACATCTTTTAGTAGCACTTTAGGAAAAGCGGGAATTATATGGTCATGGATCCTACAATAATAACCAGCATACGTATTTTTTCTGCGTGTAGGCTTTACATAAACCTCCAGCCATTCCTTCATCCATGCATTAAAAGTAATTTTATTCTTATCCACCATCATGCCGCTATCCGATTCCCTTATAGCCTCTTTCAGCTTATTCTTAACAATCTGCTGTGTTTTCCCGTACAGCGTCCGCTTCTTCCCGGTGTTATCGGTATACTGAGCCGCCCACAGTCCATCTTTACGTTGGAATATGGATCCTTCACCGTTTGCTCTGCGTTTTGCCACATAGTCAGCTCCTTTTTTATACAATGTGTTAGTTCGGCATTAATTAAATTTCTTCTACTCGGCAACCTTAGCCGTTAGATGCCGCGTTGCGCTCTCAATAATAGCTATTTGCTTATGCAGAATGTCCTCCAAGGCATTAATAGCATGACGGCTTGGAGCCTCGTACTTGAAGCCCTCCAGCTTAACATTTACCTCGTTGAGACTTTCCACAATGCCGTTTAAATCGTTAATTACATTTCCTGTGGATTTTTGCAATAAAAAAACCTCCTTATTTTGAATTTGACGCACCAAAATAAAGAGGTTATAATAAATTTAACCAATTATTTTTGGTTGCGTGAAACAGTCCGTGTGGTCGCCAAACTACAAAGCGGGCTGTTTCTATTTGTCTTCAAGATCGTTTTTTATAAGCTCAATAACATAGTCTTTTAAAGTTTTGCCCTCTAAGGCAATTTTAACTTTTATCTGCTTATAGAATTCTTCATCGACCTTGAAATTAATGGTCTTTTCCATAAATCACCTCCTTCGACAATATTACAACATTACATTGTATATTGTCAAGAGGTTGTAAGACTTTTTTCCAGATAATAAACCAACGTGACTAATGTGACAGATGTGACAGAATACCTAAAGCTTTGATTTTAAGAGACTTATAGCTGTCACGCTCATAATGTGACCAACGTGACGAATGTGACAAAAGTAAAAACCTACATAGTTTTGTCACGTCTGTCACGTTCGTAACGTTTTATGCGTGACACTCCAAAAGCTTTTGTTTCTAAGCTTTTTTCACATTTGTCACGTCAGTCACATTAATCACGTCATATAAAAGAATTAATTTTCATCCCAACAAAAAAGGCCCCCTTTCGGGAGCCTTGTAAACCAATAGCGAATAATGTATAATTCCACAAGCACAAAAGCATAAGGGTGGTAGGCTTGACTTCCTCGTGAGGGGAGGTGATGCTATGAGTACATACGAAGCACTTTCACTAATGATTGCATTCGGAATGCTCGTTGTCGTAATCGTAACCGATAAGACAAAAAAATAACCGCCCCTGGTGCAATAGGTTAGCGGTTATTTTTTTATAATACCTGCAAGCCTGCCGCCTTTAAAGCGGTTGTGCTAGGGGAGTGTTAGCGCACTCCCTTTTTGTATCTTAATTATACCCCTGTGGCCGCTTAATGTCAAATGAGCTTTCACTCTTCGAGCGCCTCAAGTATCCCCTTCAAAACACTAGCATTCACCGCTGACGACGTTTCACAATACAGCTTTAAATCCTTCTTATACCCTTCCAGATCGTCAACGTAGCCGATTTTATACGCCTTATCCCTATACAGCACATACATCCCGGCAACAATATCCCTGCGCCAATTAACGGTAAATATAACCTCCTGCTGGCTCCCGGCCTGTTTAGCAAAGTATATTTCACTCCCTGACAAGCTGCGGTAATTCGCCCATACAGGCCCGCACAAATCATAATATACCTGCGTGGGCGCTCCTGTTTCCGTTCGGCCTGACTTATAGCCGATCAATCTAACCTTTTTATCTTTCAGATTGGTAAACTTCTTCCTTCCGCGCGGCACAACTTCATCCCCCTTACATTGCCTGAATAAACTCCTGGTAGTGGTCCAGCAAGCCCACATAAGCGTCCAGCATGGAGGCCGTGCCGTCTATACGCTGCTTAGCTGACTGATTCTTTACCGGGACTATATTCCCGTTTCTATCCGTCTGAATGCCTGTATTAGTCAAGCACCATTTCAAGATAGGATTATTATTATAATTAATCCTCTTAGCCTGCAGGTCCGCTCCCATCTGCTGCATTGGCAATGAAAGCGTTCTTGCTCCCTGAATACACCGTACCATCCTAAAGCCGTATCCTTCCATTTCCTCCACCCAATACTTTGCGCTGTAGCTGTCGTAATAAATCCACAAAGGGGATACTTCCCATTCATTGAGCATTTCAATAAACCATGCTGTTATATCCCGGTAGTTTATGCTGTTGCCGTTACATAGCCTTAGTAATCCCTGCTGCAACCATATATCATAAGGTATTTTGTCCTGCTGCACCCGCTTTTCAAAGTTGTCGCTGGGGATCCAATACATTTGATGCACATACCGCTTTTCCGTGTCCTTATCCATCAATAGAAGCGTGGCACAAGTTAAGTCCGTTGTAATGGATAGATCGGCCCCTCCAATAGCATAGCAATTCCTGAAAGCCTCCAGCTTGAAAGTTTCCTGGTTGTTAATAGCGTCAAATGTCAGCCATGCCGTATATACAGTATCCCGAATATTAAAATCCTTTGTTAACAGGCCGCTCAAATCCTTCGGATTATTCTTGGCCTTTTCAACCTTCCGCTTAAGATCTTCGGGCTTCTTCATAACGCCTAATCCCGGGTTAGCCTTTCCCCAGGCTTCCGGCCTTTGCCATTCCTCCCGGCTGTCCAGTTCATACAAGATCGGTAAAAAGTTTTCATCCTGAAATTTACCGTCAACCACATTGCATGCATAGACATACATATCATCAAAGATACATTCCCGGACTGTCCCCGCTGTGGTAATCATAATGAGTAACGGCTGCCTACGTGCGCTCTGGCTCTGCTGCATGACCTCATATAGCTGACGGTCTTTTATACCGTGCAACTCGTCAACGATAATCAAATGAGCATTCAGGCCGTCCAGAGTGTCGCTATTCTTCCCCAGCGCCTGAAACTTGCTCATAGTCGCCGGGAAATACAAATCCGTTTTCCGCTTTTTAATATTCCGTGACAAGTCCGGGCTTTGCCTTACCATATTGTGAGCTTCATCAAATACAAGCTTGGCCTGATCCTTCTTAGTGGCAATGGAATAGCATTCGCTGCCGCTCTCTCCGTCGGCCATAAGCATATAAAGGGCTATACCGGATAAAAGCGTAGATTTCCCGTTCTTACGTCCACAAAAGAACATTGTTTCCCTATACTGCCTGAACCCGGTATCCTTGTCCACAAAGCCAAATAACGCCGCTATATACGCCTTTTGAAATAGCTCCAAGGTAACAGGCTTCCCGGCCCATTCGCCTTTACTATGCTTGCAAAATCGCTCTATAAACTCAATTGGCCGGTTAGCCTTTTCCTCATCAAAGATATAACGCCCAGGATTATCAATATCATTTACAAGCTGCTGATACTGCTTATGTACACGCTTGGAGACAATGACCGCGCCGCCCTGTATCGCCTTTAAATACTCTTTGACATAATTCACTTAGGATCACCCTTTATAAAGTCTAACAGAGGGTCGGAGGGAGCGGCTTTTGGCGGCTCCGGTAAAATATCCGTTAACTGCTTCAATAACTGGCTATATCGCATAATTGACGTATTGTAAGCTTTTAAGGCAGGATTCTCTTTTACTGAGCTTGTTGTTTCGATAACAGGGCCTTCTTCGTCAATTCGTTCCTTCAAGGCTTTAAGTGTTTCATGTAAAAAGGCTATTTCAGTAAACAAGCTTTTACCTATGCTTTTTTGTTCTTCAGGCAAGTTCTCCACAAGTTTTTTTACTCCTGACAAGTCGCCTAAAATCCGTCTACGTGTAGCCAATATAATCCCTTCTTTCTTCATACTGCTAAAAAATTCCTAAAAATCCGGGGAGAGGTACAGAAAACCCCCCATCCCGGTCAAGGAATTGCGTCATTTTTTCATTCAATAGGGGGGATATAAATTAAATTCCCATCCGGCCCGAATGAAATTCCCGTTGCTGTTGCCTCGGTCGCCGTGTGCTCTCGGTTGTGGCAATCGATACAAAGTGCTTCAAGGTTATCCCAGTTCAATGTAATGGTCTGGTTGTTTATATTCTCTGGAGTTATATATCTCCTATGATGCGCTATGTCGGCAACGCCGCCGCAACGCTCGCATACAAAGCATTTACTTTTCATGAAGCCATTACGACAACGCCGCCATGCAATGCTTTTATAAAAGCTCTTTGCGTATTCCTGTGCCATTCTTCTGTCTTTTCCTTCTCCGTTTTCGCTTGGCTGGGAAATACGGCTCCATGTCCTTATCGGCGTTCTTAATAGCTCTGCCTGCTGTCGGATCGTAATAGCCGGAATGATTGTAATATTCGCTGTCCTTATTCATAGCTGGCCCCTCGTCGTCGCGCTCAACGCCGCCAATAAATTATTGATGGTCCGCTGCAGCTTCACCGTGTCTGTGCCGTCTGCGTTATACCATAGCTGTAATAGGAATCCCGCGGCTGTTACGGCTAACGGGGAATGTTCCCCGCCGGTCTTGTAACCTGTCGTAACTTCCAAATAATCCGGCATTGCATTAAGCAACGATATAATAAGGCCGTCATTGTCTGAGCCGTCGAGCCTTAATATATCCCGCGCTTCTTCTAATTTTAAAATCATGTAATCACTTCCTTGTAAATAAAAAAGAGCCTTTCGACTCAAAATAAATTAAAAAATGGTTGACAACCGCAAACCATTTTGGTATACTATTAATCAGAAAGGAGGTGAACAAGATGGGTAAAAGAAAAAACAAGGCAAAGCAATATAAGCCTCGGGAGGAAAAAAAACAAAAGCTACCCATTGACCGAATCATTGAATTGGTGATTCAAGGCATCATAGCAATAGCGGCAATCGTGACTGCTGTGATAACATGGCTTCGGTCATGAGTAGCAGAGTAAGGGGAGCAATCCCCTTACTTCCTCTAATATTTTACCACATCTGGACATTATGAACAATAACAAAAGTAGAATCTGGACTATGATTCTAGCTGTAAACTTTATTATTGCCGTACTTATCCGTTGGCCGCTTCCTTCGATTATTGCGGTCATCGTAAACGGGCTATATGTTTTGTGGTTAGTGTGTAGGCAATTAAAGGCAGGTGTCTAATATTTATATTTTTAATACGGAACAGGAGCTGCTTGATTACCTGTCAATAAACATCATCAACACGAATGAAGCCGCTGAAATGCTCGGTTGTACTCGACAATACATTGATAAACTTGTGAAACAAGGAAAGCTCCGTACTATAAAGATTTACCCAACCAATAAACTATTTATGAAAAGTGATGTTGAAGCTCGTACTAAAAAACCAGCGCCGGAATAACCGGCCTGGTTTTCTTTACCTTAGTCTTTCAAAGTCAATTTCAAGAACGCCTCACTGATTATCGGCTTGCCGTCCGCTACAGCCATAGCTCGGTAATCAATAAGCCCCTTCCTAAAGCTGCTGTCACGGCTGACTTCCAGCAAAATATCCTGCGGATAGTTCATACCGTAATACTGAAAATTGCCCAGGATGATAGTATCGTCCGGTATAAAGTCATCAACGACAATGGACTTTCCTAAAATCCGATCGGCGTTTCCGTCTTTGGCTTCGTTGAATATAGGCCGGCCCATAGTGTCAGTAATACCCATAACGCCATTGTATAACGTGGTGTTATTCATGGCCCATGTCGCGCCCATACTATAACCGCGCTTCAATGCCGCCAACGCTTTTGTAAATGTTGCATAGTTTTTAGGCTGGCTTGCTAGACTATTGCTTATAACACCCGCCGCTAATAATCCTTTAGGCTGGCCGGTGCCTGTGCCGTTAATACAAGCCATTGCTAAAGCCGTCATTATTACCCGGCTTAATTCTTCTTGTAAGTAAGATTCATAAGCCGTTATGCTCATAGTCCGGGCCGCTGCGCTTATGCTGAATACCTTCATAAGCTCATAGGCGCTAAACACAACATTAGTAGGCTTTTTATTGTCCGGCGTTACCTCGTCGCCTTCAACGTGCCATTCCGCTGTATCCTCCGGTGTGGCCACAGGTACCGCCAAATTAGCCGGAATATCAAAACGCCTTACCAGCGGTAACACGCCGCCCATGTCTACGGCTTTTTTGTAAATCTCGTTAAGCGTCTGGGTAGGAATGACCGCCGCCGCTTCCGATGTGTTAATGAAAGCCGCTCTTTTCTCCGTTGCCATTATAGCGTTAGCCCTCTGGAACGTTGCCGTTTCCGAGCTGTCTAACGGCTGGTTGAGCATAGTTTTAAAGAATGCGCTGCGGTATTCCCTGCTGGAAAATATGTCCTCATCTTTAGGAGGGACGTTCTGGAAGCTCATGCCTGTTATCGGGTTCCATGCTCCGCGCTGTTCTGTGACCGGATGCACTGATCCCGGTTTCTTCTCCTGAATATTGGCCTTTGCTTCTTTCAGCCCGTCCAATTCCACATTAAGGGAATCAATATCCGCTGAGGGGTCAGCGTCTATCTCGTTCTTGATTGCTGCCGCTCTCGTTTCAATTTCTTCTAATGTGGCGGTTCTGTAATAGTTGAAAGCTTCCTGAATTGTATTGAATTTCATAATAATATCTCTCCTTCAAATTTTTGATAATATTTGGTTGCACTTGATTATCGCAGCGGCTTTCCTGCCGTCGCTGATTTCCTGTACCATGCTTCGGGCTTCTACGCTGGTTTGGGGATAGGCCGGAAAAGGCACGACTGAAATTTCATACACCTTTTCAATTTTCAGGATTTCCCTTGTCCGTGTCTCCCTGTTCCAGCGTTCGCCGCCTTTTGGCACTTTAAATGCAAAGCTCATGCCGGATAGGTCCCCCCGTGACACTGCCGTATGCACGCTCTTGGCCTCCGCCGTGTCAGGCAATTCCGCCGCAAGCTCAAGCCCTGCCGGGCCTTTGGTTAGCCGCATGGTCTTAGGCGTACGCGCCAATGGTACCTTGTTCATGTCGTGATTATACAAAAGCCTTACGTCTGACAGGTCGGCGCCGTCCAGCGCGCCCCTTCGTATAATCTCGGTGTATGCCCCTGCCGGAGTATTGATTGCTGTAGGCTCATCGTATACAATTGGCCTTCCAGCTATAATAAGGCTGTCCGCTCCTGCCGGTGCTTCCGCTCTTATTTCCGCTATGCGTATTTCTTTCATTGCTTATTACCTCCCAACTGGTATTTATCGGCTTTATCGGCGTTTACATAGTTAAGGCTTACAATACGTTTATCTCCATCGGGAACGCCGGGCATGTTCAAAATCTCCAACGCCTGGTTGATACTCAGCAAGCCCATAGGCATGACTTCCTTTATCAAGGTTGCTTTTGTTGTCGTGCTGGCAAATTGCAGGCGGTTGGATTCAAACAATATTGAATTGCCAAAAGCTTGCTCTCTTGACGTGAATATCTTTTCGGTAAACTCAAGGGACAATTGAACGGCTATAGGCTCTATGACACTTTCATAAAATGCCGCCCATTCATCCTCAGTGTATGAGCTGCTGACAATCTTTTCCGATATGCCCAGGTATTCATAAATCTTAGTCTTGGTCGCCTGTAGCTGCTTATCGTCTATGATGTATGGTTCTTGCTTTAACGGGATATAGTCAAACTTCGTATCAAGTGCGGCGATTCCGCCGTTGTTGTCGATCTGCATGTAATCCTTAATAAAAGCGTCTTTTTCCTCCCTTAATTTTTCCGGCGCTAGTGCTTGAGTGTATTTCAAAATTCCCCGTATATTGCCGCTGTTCTTTATCCCCTTAATAATCCCTTCGTTTTGTGTGTGTGCCAGTTCCAAGGCCGGGATCAGCGCTGTATTGGGATCACCCAGCAAATCACTGTCGTTATAGTTCCGCCGTAAATGAACGATGTCCACATAAGGGAGAATATAGCTGTTACCGTCATTGAAAAGGAACCGGCTATACATGTTCCCGACGAAATCGGTCATAAATTCCATGCTTGCGGGCCGTATAGGATATATCCCCATCAAAGCTCCCCGGTCATTCTTTTGTAAGTACGCGAAGGCGTTATTATACAAATAATAATGAGTTGTAAGGCGGTAAAGCATGTCAAACGCGCTGATGTATGGGTTCGGCCTCACCTGCAGTAATCGGTCAAGGCCGGTAATTCCTTCGCCGCGTCCGGTTTGCGTCCTGATAACGTGGGTTCCTTTAAGCTTGGCGGCGTTCCGGGCTATGGCGTCCACAGCGGCCCGGTAAATATCGCTTGCGTAGGCGTTACCGCTGAACGGTGTGAATACCGGGGATCCCCCCGATAACAGCTCAATTTTTTCAGTATTCGGCTTCTTCGATTTAAAAAATTTAGCAAAAGGGTTCATAATATCGGCCTTTCCTCTATGTTTGTATGAATCCTCAGTATATGGGCCTTGTTAATGTGGATGTTCCCCAAGCCGCCATGCTGCGGCCGGTCGCGGATTACCAGGAAGGCCTTGCCGTCCTCCGTGTATCCGTTCACAATTTCAGGTCCTATGTACGCCTCCCCGTTCGTTAATACGATTTTACTTACAATTTCAACTTGAATTTTTTTCATTGTCATTCGCTCCTTTTAAAATAAAAAAGCCGCTATAGTTAGCGGTTTATTCAAGTGACAAATGAGACAGAAATATAAGTTTATAAAATAGTTTTGTCACATTTGTCACGTTAGTCACATTTTTACTGTGACAGCTTAAAGGCTCTTATTTCCAAGGCTATACTATTTCTGTCACATTTGTCACATTAATCACGTTGATCTTAAACATATAGGGTTAACAATATAAAGCGCTTCCGGCTGTCTGCCTGTTCCGCTATATGGTTGCTGCTGTTCCCGTAAGTAACTGTTTTGGAGGAGGAAATTCAGAGGGTTATTTAGCTGCTCGGTCGATTTATACTTTCGGCAAAGCCTGACAAGGTCTCTTTTCGTAAATTTTTCAAGTCTCTGCTTTTCAATCTTACCTAAAACATATTTAGCTTCCCGTATTTCCTCGTTGGCTCCCATAAGCTGATATGCAGCCCTAGCGTGTTCCAGAAAGTAATACCCTAGCCGTATAGCGTTCTGCACAGTCTCCGCTGATATCGGCGTTTTTGGTGCAAATACAAGCTGATCCACAATATGGAGTATCCCCGCAAGCCTCAATATAGCCCCATGTAATTTACCGGCCCAATCCGCCATGCCTTCAAGATCATCAACAAGGCGCGGTTCCAACTCATTGGCGAATGCAGCTGATAAAGCGTAAGCCTCTGGTGAAAGGTATAATACTTCGGCGTTTTCTTCAGGCTTAATGTCAAGCAAGTCAAAGCATAATTCTCTGTATCTGGCCTTGCACTGAGAAGGTATTTCCTCCGTTTCAAACTTCCTGATGCCAACGCTTGATGTAGGCATACAATATAAAAATCTTGCAGTAAGGCCACGCCCTCGAAACACCTCATTTCCGACAAGTCCGTCCAATACCTGAGGCTGTATAGATAGCAAAACAGTTAAACATGGCTCCTTTATCAATTCGCTTTCCCGGCCTTTCCGATCTACCCTGATAGGGTCCCCACAATGGGCTTTCAGAAAGGTGTCAATATTAACGCTCTGTGAATATCGGCCTTGTAATATTTCAAATATACCGCCCTCGGATGAAATGACCGACATTTTACCGTTATTGGCTGCAAGCAATGACGTTAAGGCTTCCGGTGATATATCATCCGCTAGCAATCGGAGCGGATTGACTTCCTTAAAATTGGTTAGCTCATCCTGCTTTTGCAAAAGAGTTTCTTTGTCGCCTTTGCCTTTCGCTAACTTATCAGACAAATAATTGATCTCCTTAATCAGCATGTTTTTTTCAAGTCTTGAGCGGTTGACATCCTCGGCATTGGCTTCATTGTATTTGTATTCATACTCATTAATATATTTGGTCAAAAGGGCTATAATAGCGGACTTCCTCTCAGCAGGGTTCGCTACTACCGCGCTATACAGGTTTAACGGCTCTATCCAATCCGGTTTCCCCTGAATTTTGTATTTCCCTTGTACGCATACCGCTATAACCGAAAGCGCGGAGGCTGCCGCCATGTCTATAGGCGTTTGTGTGGCTTCGCTTACTGCCGTTACGTATTCACTGAGAGCTGGAGGCAAGCAATCAATAGGGAAGGACGGCACCGTTATACTATCAAAAGGGATAGGCTGCTCCCATTGCTCTGTGGATACCATATTTGCCTCCTCAAAATACTGTGCCGCATTTATCCTGACAGGCCCGGTATATACTTCCCTGCAATCAGCACACGCTTTTTCAATGGTAATAGCTCCGTAAGTAGTGCCTGCCTGCACCCTGTCCCATTTGTCACGCATTAGCCCGGATTGTCTGAAAAGCAAATCCATAAGCGAACGATCCCGCCCCGAATAAAAGGCAAGTATGTTGCATAATGATAGGTCTGCTTCACTGTGGGAATTAAAGCCCGTTATATCCCCCGCCCATAGCCTTTGAAAAAGGTTTCCGTTCTTTGCTGTCGCTGCTTTTCGTAATATTTCCTGAGCGGATAGGTCGGACGGCTGGGCCTGGTATTGCTTATCCTGTTTGGGCTTATCCTGTTTGGGCTTCTCCGGCTTCCTCATATAGTGGTCAAGGAATGCAAGTACCTGCTCTGTCCTATCCTCTATATCCCGGCTGTTCACTGCCTCGCCTGTGTATGTAAAGAAGCGGTTTGTTAAACTTGAGAAATAGCATTCAAGCCCATTGTGCGGGTTCTTCTGGTAGTAGACCGGGTTAAGTGAGGTTTTAAGTTCTGCCTGGCCGGTTTCCTTGTTTGTAACGTATATCTTCACAGTAGGTATCTTTGAAATATCGCATCTAAAAATAAGATGATAACCGGTTCCTGATGGCGAATATTCTGTATAGGTATCCATAAACTGAATAATCTCCTGCGCCTGTGCTTCAAGCTGCGGATCGCGCTGCTTATTGTCAATGTCGATCCCACAAATACCATTAGCAAACATAAAACCGATGCCGTCATATTTCTCGCTGGCTTTTTTTGCATGTTCAAAGCTGGCCCAAGTCTTGGGGTTATTACTCATAGCATTGCCGACGGTCTTTGGATTCTTTGGAATCTTAGTCGGCTTCCCCTTTTTATCCGACTCGTATTTCCAGCATACCCATTGTTTTGATTGCTTTAAGCTATTCAATCAATCACCTCCTCCGCGCTAAAGTTATTCGATTATTTAAGTTCTTTCATGCTGCCGTCCTGCTCGTCAATCCACTGGTCTAACTTCTCGCGGTTAATGAATATCCGCCCCCTATTGTGACCGATTCTTACAAGCGGATAGAAGCCGTCACTGTTCATAATTTTAGTAAAGGTATTCTTGTGGATCCCGATGTAAAAGGCGGCTTCATCTTTTACTAATAGCTTTTTGGTTTTTAGTTCTTCGATATCGTACATTCCTAAAAACTCCTTTCCTGATTTTCGGTTTAATAATGTATAGTAAAGGAACGTCAAGCCTTGGTTTCACCTGACGCTCCGGTGTTTTTTGCTGTAGTAGATTAGCTATAATGCGATTACTACAGCAAAAACTACAGCAACTAGTGTGTGGCTTAAATGATATCAGAAAGTTCTGAATGTACTTTCTAATTTTGGAAGCCCTGAATACAAGCCTTTCCTTGTCCCTTTTTGTTCCTCATTCCCTTTATTAAATGACCTTGTAATCTGCTCACTTTCAATGCTATATATTCAAAAGGGTTTTTATAGTGCTCTATCTTCTGCCCCTGAGTCCGCGCCGTAGCCGTCAAAAACTTATAATTCAATTCCTCAAGCAGCCTATCCACAATCGGCATAATGGTCTTGTTGTAAAAAACCTCCATCTGCGCCTCGGTTGCGGTACCATCAATAACAGCCTGATTGATTCCCTTAAAGTTATACAAATACTTCATCAGGTTATTGACCTCGTCCGTGCTCATAGTTTTAAACTCCCGAGTGAGAGGGATCCACTTCTCCCCACTGTCTAAAACAGTGATGCCGCCCTTGGACGCCTTTATCCTGTTAACGATCTCCTTCTGCTTGTCTATCTTATTTTCATCCTTCGCAAACACACCGTTAAAGCTTCCGCTGCCGGTTACCGATCCGCCGACCACAATAATGCCCTTCATAGTACCGACATTTTTTAACTCGTTAAGCATAGCACTAAGATTTTCGTCAAAAATCTTTACAAAGCTTGTCAAGTCAAAACGGTCATTGCGATCGCCATAAAAAATATCGTTTGGATTCAGCCGTAAATGTATAACATCCCCATAATCCAGCAACAGAATATTTCCGGTCTTTTTCTCCTTGAGCTTCAAATAAAGCGTATCTCCAACCTCATAGCCCTGCCCGAAAAGATAATCATCCGCATTCAACGGCTCCAACGCCAAAACGATATTCCTGTCAACGCCTTCCGCTCGAATTATCCTCACCAGCGCATTCCGGTACATGTGCAGTTGGTAAGCGATCGTATACAGCAATTCAGACTTAGTTTGCAGCAAGTTAGGCCTTAAAGCTAAAACTTCATAGTTCTGATGCTTAACCATCAGCTCATAAGTATGCTTATTATTCCCGTCTTCATCCTCAACAATAGTCTCCCTGGACAGCGTAAGATCAATCTTAGAAAACTCCGTCGCAATAGTATCATAAATATTTTCCAGTATCGGCGTCCTCTTAGCCAGCGAGAACCTATTTAACCAAGCATCAAAACTAACCGGCAGGCCGCTCATCTGATCCACGACCGTAACCCCCCGCTTCGTTACGTCAATATTGTATTTTAAAAAAGGTATCCTCAACGTATCACCCCCTTATCCATCCTTATCCATAATTGCGGCCGTCCCCCCGTCATTGCGGGCTCGACCCGCAATCCCCTCCCCTTTC